ACAAGCTACCTTCTATTTTGTAATAGAAGCCCTTGTAGCTTCGTTTCAATCAATCACCTTTTTTTGCTACCTTCAGTAAAAGAAGCCCAAAGGAGGATATTATGAAACAAGACGAAGGCAAAACTAATGAAGTCGAAGCGAATCCATATAATCGCAAAAAGTATTGGCATACAGATGATGTAATGCCCAAAACTTTAGTAAGTGCGGATAGTGGACCAGCCGAGCCTGACCCTGAGAAGAAGACAGGATTTGCATATGCGACAAATACTACTACAGATAGTATTAACCCAAATGTCTTATCTGCTTCTGAAACAGCCACTTCGGATAAGGTCTTACAAGAATCAGCATTAAATGTTGAATCTAAACCTTATACTAAAGTTGACTACAAAAAAAGATATGATGACCTAAAGCGTTATTATGATAGGAAACTTGGTGAATGGAGTAACAAAGAAGGAGACCTCAAAGCACAGCTTCGAGATAACCGACCTAAGTACACCCCACCTAAAAGTGCTGACGAACTTAGTGCTTTTAAAAAAGATTACCCTGACATTTATGGCGTGGTGGAAACTGTATCTCACTTGCAATCTCAAACAGAGATGAAAGGTTTGCAGGAAGAAGTTACCTCTTTGAAAAAAGCTAATACAGCTTTATCACAAAGAGAAGCTCAATTAGAGTTATCGAAATTTCATCCAGACTTTAATCAAATTAAAGAATCAGATGATTTTCATAATTGGGCAGACTCACAACCCATGGAAATAAAGAAATGGGTTTATGAGAATACTTCGGATGGTAGACTTGCTGCAAGAGCAGTTGACCTGTATAAGAAAGACCGAGGACTTGGATTAGATAAAAAAACCACAGAAGATAAAAGAGTTACTCAAGGTGCTGATTTGTTAGTTAAAACTAACGAACAAATTCAACCACCAACGAATAATAAAGTTATCTTTAAAAGTTCTGACTTTGAAAAAATGTCAGACGCTGAGTTTGAAAAGAATGAGAAAAACATTTTGATAGCTCAGAGAGAAGGTAGAATTACTAAAGGTTAGTAAAACTACCATTTTTATCAACCAAACAAAAAGGAGTCATATAAAATGGCAAATTTTGCAGGTTCAAGTACTACTAACTTTGGTGGAGAAACACCAAGTGGAACAGAGGCTAACGCCTTTTGGGTACCTCAAATATACTCGAAGAAAGTTCAAATAGCATTACGTAAAGCTGCTGTTGCAGAAGCAATCTGTAACACAGACTATATGGGTGAAATTAAAAACTTTGGTGACACAGTTAATATAGTAAAAGAACCACAAATAACTGTAAGTGATTACACTAGAGGTCTTGCGACTTCTAGTACAGCACTAACAGACGAAGAGCTTGTTCTCACAGTAGACCAAGCTAAATACTTTCAATTCGCACTAGATGATATTGAAAAGAGATTTTCACATATCAACTTCCAATCGGTTGCATCAGATAATGCAGCATACAAACTAAGAGATGCTCTAGACAGTAATGTCTTGACACTTCTTGGTGACGATGCTTCATCTATAGGTGCTACTAGACAAGGAAGTACATCTACGCCTGATAACATAGGTTTTTCTGGTGTTGAAATTGACCCTTTAAATGAGATGAGTCAATCCGCTTTTTTTCTCGACAGACAAAATTGCCCTGAAGAGGGTCGTTTTTTTGTTGGAGCACCTGAGTGGTATGATGCTTTAGCTAACACATCTTCTAAACTATTATCAGTAGATTACAACGCTGGTAAAGGTAGTCTTAGAAATGGATTAGTTGCATCTGGTCTCGTTAGAGGTTTCCAAATGTATAAATCAAACAATCTAAAACAAAACGACTTAACATCTGCATCCCCTGCTGGGACTGCAACTGCTCCTGTGGCAACATGGGGACAAATAAGTGCGTGTTCACTTGCAACGCAATTGAAGATTGTTGAAAGTTTAAGAAGTACAACTACTTTCGCTGACATAGTAAGAGGATTACTTGTCTTCGGAAGAAAAGTGCTTAGAACTGACTGCATAGGAAGAACAATTTACGTTATAGCCTAATTTATTAGTCTATACGTTATTGTTAGTATTAAACCTAACACTTAGATAGGGGGTTGCAATATACCCCCTGTCTTTTAAAAAAAGGATTAATTATGGAACATATGAAAAAAGCATGGGCTTATATAGTAGCACATAAGAAAGCTTCTATTGCAGTAGCAGTAGTTGTTGTGATACTTATTATAGCCACTTAATTTTAAAAAGGAACTCAATGAAAGAAGCTTTAAAAAAGCTTAAAAAACATTTCGCAGAGCTTCAAAAATTAGAAGCTAAAGAAGAAATGGTTTTAGAAAAAATTGATGAAGCAATTGATGAGTTATCAAATTGTGACCATTCAGATTGTAAACAAGAATAAGAATTATGGCAAAGACCTATTTAGCATTAACTAATGAATTATTAGTAGAACTTAATGAACCAGAAGTTTCTGCAATATCAGATGGAGTAGGAGTACAAAAACAAGTTTCCAATTGTGTAAATAGAGCTTACTCTGATATGGTAGATTCTGTAGATAATTGGTCTTGGTTAAGTACTGCTGAACCTGATGACCCTTATTATGGAAATACTTATATTAATTCAGTAGAAGGTCAAAGATGGTATCTTTTAAAAGCTGGGTCAACAAGTGTAGATACTGATTATGATTCAGTTAATTGGGATGCCTTTACTTTATCAACTGAAGGTGTAGCAGGAAAAAGTACACCTTATACAATTACTAAAATTCCTTTTACAACTCTAACAGTTTGGAGAGATAGTTATGCTGCATCAGAAGAAAAATCTGCAGCAGATTCTTCAACCTATGGTACACCTGTTAGAGTTATAAGAAGTTCAGATGGAAGACGATTTGGATTATCACCTATACCAGATGGTGTATATAGAATTTATTTCTTTGCCTACGATAGACCAACTGCTTTATCTGCTGATACAGATACAGTTGCATTTCCAGAACAATATAAAACAGTTTTATTAGCAAGAGCTAGATATTATATTTATCAATTTAAAGATAATATAGCTCAATCACAATTAGCATTAGATGAATATAAAAAAGGATTACAGTCAATGGCTGATAATTTAAATTCACCACAACCACAATATATGTCAGACGTAAGGTTTACATATTTGTTACCATAAGGAAAATTTAAATGCCAACACAAGGAGCTTCCATTACAGTTGCAGGAGGTTTAGATTTAGTTTCAAGTGCTCATGCATTATTTAGAACACCTGGAGCAGCAACTATTTTACAAAACTTTGAATCAGCTACAACAGGTGGCTATCGAAGAATAAATGGATTTACAAAATGGGGTGGAGCAAGTGCAACAATTCCAACTGGTCTTTCAACAGATGATATAACAGGAATAGTTCCATATGCTGATGGAGTTATTGCTTGTCAAGCTAATAATATTTATTGGAGTCTAGATGGTATAAGTTGGACTCAAATAAATAAAGATACTTATCAATCTATTACAGGTACAGTTGCAGTAACTGCAAGTTCAGCAGCAGTTGTTGGAACTGGAACAGCATTTACAACTGAATTAGCTGTAGATGATAGAGTAAAAATTAATAGTATTAAATATAGAGTTTTATCTATTACAGATAATACAAATTTAACATTAGATATTGATGTTGTATCTACTGCTAGTACTCAAACTATTTATAGAAGTGGAATGATAGCTAGTGAATTATCAAGTGCTACAACAATTGTAAGAACTAATCAAGTTAATAATCAGTTTGCTAAATATGAATCGCAAGGTGCTTATGGAACTTTATATATTGTTGATGATGTTAATAAAATAGCTGAATTTCAAATTACTAAATCAGGTGGTGTATATAGTTATTATTTTGAAGAAGTAGATAGGTCAGCTCCAATTAATCCTTCAAGAGCTACGATTTTTTCAGAACGATTAGTTGTAGCTGGACAATCAGTATCAACAAGTACTGTTGCTTATAGTAGCCGCTTAAAACCTTATGATTTTGAAGCTACTGGTTCAGGAGCAATTGATGTTGGAGATATAATTGTAGGTGTTAAAGTCTTTAGAAATACTCTTATTATATTTTGTAAAAATAGTATATTTGAGTTGACAAGTCTTGATTCTGACCCTATACTTAAGTCTATAACTAAAAATGTAGGTTGTATAGATGGAAATACAATTCAAGAAATTGGTGGAGATTTAATCTTTCTAGCACCTGATGGTTTAAGAACAGTTGCTGGTACAGCTAGAATTTCTGACGTTGAAATTGGCTCTGTTAGTAGAAAAATATTACCTTTAATAAATGAAATTTTAGATAATATATCAGATTATACTTTATCAAGTATGATTATTAGAGAACGAAGTCAATATAGATTATTCTATCATAATTCAGGTCAAGCAAATTCAAGTCAAAGTGGAATTATAGGAACATTTAAATTTGATGAACAAGGAATTCCTGCTTTTGAATGGAGTGAAACAAAAGGATTGGTAGTTAAAACTTGTACTTCAGATTTAAATACTTCTAATGAAGAAGTTAAATTTAGTACAGATGAAACTGGTTTTGTTTATTTACATGATAATGGAGATAATTTTAATGGTTCCAATATTGATGCAAGATTTCAAACACCAGATATGGACTATGGAGATAATGGTTTAAGAAAAAGTCTTTATGCTGTTAAAGCAAATATTAAACCAGAAGGAACACAAGACGATTTAAAATTAAGAATTAGATATGATTTTGAATCTACAGATGTACCTCAACCTGGAGAATTTAGTGTTGGTACTTTAAATCGAGCATCTTTATATGGAAGTGCTTTATATGGAAGTGGAACATATGGTGCAGTAGTTTTACCAAGTAAAAGAATGTTAGTAACAGGAAGTGGATTTTCAAATAGTTTTAGATTTTTTAGTGATGATACAAACGCAGCTTATTCAGTTAATGGATTATTCGTATCATTCATAGCAGGAGGAAGAAGATAATATGGCAGGTTATACACGACAAACCACATTTACAACTGGTAATACAATTGAAGTTGCAGATTTTAATAATGAATTTAATAAATTATTAGCAGCTTTTAATAATTCTACAGGACATAAACATAATGGCACAGCAGCCGAAGGTCCTGTTATTGAATTAATTGGAGATGCAGGTTTAGCTACTCCATTAAATAAAATTTTAGTTGATACTACAAATAAACATTTAGAATTTTATACAGATGTAGGTTCTGCAGCAG